GTCAGGGACGCGATCCGCAAGATTGGTGGTGCAGAGATGCAGCCTATCTTCCAGCTTGACGATGATGGCGAGCGTCTGTTCAATATCGTCGTGGACTACCTCACCGATCGCGGCTTGATCGAAAGCGTCGACGTGATTACAATCACGATGTTGGCCAAGTCCCTTGCCATCTACATTGAAGTGGCACGTCACATGCACGGCTATAGTGATGCCATCCAGATCTACCCCAACGGCACGAGCAACGTGTCGGGCGCCTTCACCGCCTTGAGCAAGGCCCAGGACCAGGTACTTAAGCTTAGTGCCAAGCTTGGCCTGAGCCCCATGGACCGTTCACGTATCCTGGGTGCGGCTAGCAATGCCAGTGTCGCCAAGACCAAGAGCACTGAGGGAGATGACATCGACGATTTGACATAATATTGAGCATTGATGTAAAAGCTTTGAACAGGATGTGGGACTACGTCGAAGATGTAGTCGAGGACCGCATCGTGTCTTGCAGTTACATCAAGAAGGCGTGCGAGCGTTTTATCGCTGACTGTGATCGTGATGACTGGGAGTGGGAGTTTAACATAACATCTGCCGCTAGGTACATCAACTTCATAGAGAGGGTTTGTGTCCACACGAGGGGTGAGATTGCTGGAAAGAAGTTTATCCTCGCTCCATGGCAGGTGTTCTTCGTTGGCCAACTCTTTGGCTGGGTCGACAAAGCCGATCACAAGCGCAGGAGGTTTACGACAGCCCACCTATTTGTCGCACGTAAGAATGGTAAGTCGCAGCTGGCGGCAGCCATCGCCCTTGCNATGGCCGTCCTTGACGGTGATGGGGCTCCTCAGTTGGTTACCGCTGCCACCAAGCGCGACCAGGCACGCGAGGTCTTTGACGAAATATGCCGCTGCATTAAGGTTAGCGAGCCTCTGTCCAAGAGGTTCAACGTGCACAGGGCTGAGGTAAAAGCCCCTCGATCGGGTGTCATCAAACCTCTGTCATCTGACGCAAACACCCTTGACGGTCTCAATTTGAATCTCGCGGTGGTCGATGAGTTCCATGCTATGAAGAACGCGGACCTCTACCGAGTCCTGGCCTCCTCTATGGGTTCGCGCAAGTCACCAATCATGCTGGCCATCACGACAGCCGGTTTCGTAGCTGACGGTCCATGCGCCATGTTTATGTCGGCTGGCAAGTCTGTACTGGAAGGTATAAAGCAAAACGATAGGCTTCTCATCCTCCCCTACGAGATTGACGAAGGGGACGACTGGGACGATCCCTCTGCGTGGGCCAAGTCGAACCCCAACATCGACGTCTCCATCTCGAAAGAATACTTGACGACTCAATGCCAAAACGCAAAGCTGTACGGCAGCCGCTCCATCACAGAATTTATGGTCAAGCACTTGAATGTCTTCGTGGGCTCAAGTGCCGTCTGGATCCCCGACGACGACTGGATGGTGGAGGGCAACTGCCGCGAGGTGCGCGATACTCACGTCATCGACGAGAAAACGAGCAAACCCGTCGCCTATCTAGGTCTCGATTTGGCCGCCACTGATGACATGACGGCACTAGCCATTTGCACTGGCAACGAAGAGGTGGGGTGGGGATTCGAGATGCACTACTTCCTCCCCGAGCGAGCGGTAGAGCGTCGCATCGACAGGGATGAAAACACCATGTACTTGCGGTTTAAGGAGCTTGAGAACGTACATATGACGAAGGGCAACGTCACCGACTACAATGTCATCCGCCGCATGATCAGCGGCCACTACGTTATGGACGGCAAGGTAGAATACGATGCCGACAACCTAATGGAGAAGTACCTGATTAAGGGGGTGGCCTACGACAGGTGGAACTCACTCAACCTGATCAGGGACCTTGAGGGGGATGGTGTCCCTTGCGATCCATACGGCCAGGGCTTTGCCAGCATGTCGTTCCCATCGAAAGAATACGAGAAGGCCGCACTCCAGGGTAAGCTGGTCCACGCTAGCGACGAGGTGCTCCGTTGGATGATGGGCAACGTGACGCTACGCTTAGACCCCAGTGGCAACATCAAACCCGACAAGGCTAAGAGCGGAGACAAGATCGATGGCGTTGTAGCAGCCGTCATGGCTATTGGCGAGGCACTTACCTTTGAGGAGGAGACGACCAATGACTTTGAGTTCTTCATGGCGGTAGTAGGTGGAGATAGTGTGTGATTGGTTTTCACTCACATGACTTGATATAATTTCGCAACAAATCCCACTCTATGGCCGAGAACCGAGGGGCCCCCAGCATTTTCAAACGTATCTTCGACAGCTTCACCGAGAACCGCTATACTGCGGAGCACTCGCCGCTGTCCTTCATGGGCCCCTCAAGTTTGCTTAACAACACCCTGGTGGGCGTTAGTTCTGGGGCCGAGTCATTGCAGCTTACTGCCGTGTACGCATGTGTCAGCCGTATCTCTGATACTATCGCTATGATGCCGGCTTCTGTGATTAGGGTTGGCCGCGACGGCTCGCGCCGTAAGATGGATAACAACCCTATCCACCAACTTGTCTCTCGGGAACCTAACGAGTTCATTGGGGCCTATGAGTTCTGGCAACGCTTGGTCAGCGACGCCCTGCTCTACGGAACGGGACATGCCTATATCGATCGGTCTGGCTCTAAGGTGCAGATGTACCACATCCCAGCCAGCCGTATCTCCTACACGACCAATCCTCTCACTGGAGAGAAGTTTTACAGTTACGATGGGGCACCGAGCAAGATTCCCCAGCGTGACGTACTAGAGATCCAAGCCTTCCGTGGCTTGAACCCGACACACGTCCAGATCCAGAATCTCGGTACGGCCAAGGCTGTGCAGGACTTTGGATCTACGTTCTTCAAGAATGGTGGTATGCTCGGAGGCATCCTGTCCACCAAAGAACACATGACTGCTGAGCAGATGAAGCAAGCGCAGTCCACATGGGAGCGTGAATACACGGGTAGCCGTAACGCCCACAAGGTTGCTATCCTCGGTGGCGGTTTCCAATACCAGCCCTTGAGCGTACCTCTCGAGCAGTTGCAGTTCCTTCAGATGAAGAAATACAGCACCGAAGAGATTGCGCGTATCTACCAGGTCCCACCCGCTATGATCGGGATGGAGAGCAACACGGCGTACAGCAACTATGAACAGCAGGTCCTCCAATTCCACCAAGGATGTATCCTCCCCTGGGTGCGACGCATCGAGCTCGAAGTCGAACGCAAGCTCCTGCGCGGCGACAAAGCTTTGCAGTGCACCTTCGACGTCGACACGTTGTTGCGGGCGGATAGCGGGAACCGGGCTAAGTTCTACCATTCCCTCTTGCAAGACGGCGTCATGTCCATCAATGAGGTTCGCAGCCGCGAAGGATTTGGTCCGGTTGATGGCGGCGATGAACACCACATCCTTATGAACTCTATCCCGCTGAGTCGCATGAACGACTACGCCGACTCGGTGACTAACAAAACTAGCACTGAATAATGGCCGTATATCACTATCACCTCGAAGTTTACGATGCTCGTAAGCAAAATCAAAAATCCGCTACCGCTACTACTGGCCATCGTCGTCAAGGCGGTGTGAATTGGGTTTTTCAATTTACTAGCGATAACCTCGCTAGCCAGTCTTTGGCAGAGGCAGATTTTCTTGATGCCTTGGATACCGCCAAGGCTTCTGCACCGATCCCACATATTCGCCGACTTTCTGGTGATTTGAAGGCAGCGCTTGACATTTCTGCCACTACAGGTTCTGACAGCGTTGCAGCTAACGGACCTTGGTCGGAGCGTGTCGGAAAATCCGTATTTGGATATTTTATCGGCGTTTCTACCACAAGTCTTGCTGCCGCAAAGAACACACAGGGCACAGATCACAACGTGGCATAATGGCTGACACCTACGGAGGATATCCCGACTCAGCTAAGGCTGCCGCTCGCAAAGCCCTGCGTCATCGCGACGAGAAGGGCAGCAAGTGCGGGACCACTGTGGGGTGGGAGCGTGCCAATCAGATCGCTTCTGGAGAGAAGCTTTCTATGGCTACGATCAAACGAACATTCTCATTCCTTAGCCGCGCTGCCGAGTACAACCAAGGCAAGTTCTACGACGAGGACGGCAAGGAGATCTGCGGCAGCGTGATGTATGCTGCTTGGGGTGGTAGCTCTATGAAGAGCTGGTGCTCCGGGATCATCAATAAAAACGATAAATAACCCTAGAAAATATGGCTAACAATGTAGAGAAGCGATTCTTGCCTGGCAGCTTTGAGGTTCGCACTGACGAGGGTAAGCCCACCGTAGTGGAGGGTTATGCCGCCGTCTTCAATGACGAGACTGTCATTGGCGGATCTTTTGCTGAACGCATCGATCGCGGCGCCTTCGATGGCGCAGACATGTCCAACACCGTAGCGTTGTTCAATCACGACATCAACAAGCCCCTTTCCCGTGCAGGTCACGGACTGGAGCTCACCGTTGACGAGCGTGGCTTGAAGTACCGCTTCGAGGTAGGCAACCAAAGCTACGCCCAAGATCTGGTAGAGAACATCCGTATGGGTAACGTCTCGACCAGCAGCTTCGGCTTTACTATCAAAGATGACGAGTGGGAGATGCGTGACGGTGGTATGAACCTCCGCACCATCAAAGAGGTGGATCTGCTCTTCGACGTGTCACCCACTACGCAGGGTGCGTACCCCACCACCGAGGTGGGCTTGCGTTCTATGGAGCTGGCTATGGCCAACGCCGAAGTCACCGAGATCGAAGAGGAAGAGGTGCGATCTGAAGAGGTGGTAGAAGAAGAGGTAGTAGCAGAAGTTGAGGAGGCAGACGAAGAAGACTGCGGCTGTGAGGATAACGAGGTTAAGCCCGTGCCACGCAGCGAAGAAGTAACGCTCGAAACGGCGGACGCCCCCGTCGCCGAAGAGAGTGATAAAATTATTGAACGGGGCGCAGAATCTGAAATCTCTATGAACGAAGAGAAAAACGCACCCGCAGTGGTGCAAGGATTGGGCGACAAAGTCCAAAACGTCCGCGCCCGTTTTGATTTGGGCAAAGCTATCCGNGAAGCGGCTACCGGTAGCTTGTCAGGACTCGAAGCCGAGATGAACTCCGAAGCTGTCAACGAGTTCCGTCAAGCTGGTATCAGCGTGGCTAACGGTATCAACATCCCTGCTATGATGTTGCGTGACGCTGTGCCTATGGCTACGGAAACCGTGGCTACCGTATCGGCTGCTGTCAACCAAGGCGTCCAGACCGACATCGGAGGCCCTATCGCTAACTACCGTCCTGTGACGTTTGCTGACAAGATGGGTGTACGCAAGCTCACGGGCTTGACGGGCGATGTGTCTATCCCTGTTCAGTCTCAGAACGTGACGGCGGCTAAAACTACGAACGAAGCCGACCCTGTTGACTCTACCAACATCGCTCTGTCTTCTGTGTCTCTGTCTCCAGAGCGCTTGTCTGCTCACACGAAGGTGTCGCAGCAGTTGCTCGCTCAGAACAGCTTCGACTTGCAAGCGTTCTTGGCTGACGACATCCGTCGCGGCTTGGAGTTGGCATACAACACGGAGTTGAAGGGTATCATCGAAGGTATCACCGAGACCGACGGTACTGGCGTTGACCCAGCCGATGTGCCTTACTTGTTGGAGGAGGCTTTGCGTGATGCCGGTGTGGACTACGAAGGAGCATACTTCTTGATGGAAGCCGGTGCCTTTAAGACCCTCCGTCGCGCTACCCTCGATGCAGGTTCAGGATTGATGGCCGCTCCCGATCGCAACAACGTGATTGGCTACCCCGCGCTCGTGAGCTCTTTGTTCACGGACGACAACGTATACATGGTTCAGCCTGCTGACCTCGTGTGCGCTGAGTGGGGCGGTATCAACATCATGGTTGATCCTTACACGGAGGCCCACAAAGACGTGGTTCGCATCGTGGCCAACATGTACATGGACTGCGCAATCTTGCGCACAGCTGGCGTGAAGGGCTACAGCAACTTGGGTGCTACTGCCTAATAGCTAACAACTAACGAAAGGGGCTAGGAATTGGCCTGGCCCCTTTTATCTCTCTCTGCATGAATATCAAAGTCACACGATCGTCCCTTACTAGTACGGAGCTGTTTGCTGCTGCCGAGGCTGACGCCTTGGCTTTGATGCGTAATCACGTCCGCGCTATCGACGACAGTGATGACGACCTGCTCAAGGTATACCTTGACGCAGCCATCGATTACATGCAGTCTCTCACCGACCGCTTGTTGGGCACCCACTCCGTCGAGGTCCTCGTAGACTACGACGAGCTGGAGCACCCTGTTGAATTGGCTGGCGTAAACAACATCGACGGCGCCACGATCACGGTAAAGTACCGTCTTGCTGACGGTACGCTCAGCACTGACGTTACAGACGATTCGCCATCGACCGACTACCTAGCCGATCTCAAGTACATCGTAATCGAGGATATCTATCCCGCGTACATCTACTTTGAGAACTTCAGAGACCTCGTCTCCGATACAGCTACGGAGTACAAGAAGGGTTACGTCAAGGTCAGCTTCACTGCTGGCGTCGCCTTGTCGAGTGCGCCTCTCCAATACAAGCAAGCAGCCCTGCTCCTTGTGGGTCACTACTACAACATGCGTGAAGCCGAAGCTATTGGCGGTATCACCATGGAGTTGAAGGAGGGCGTCCAACGTCTCATGGCAAGCGCAAGACAGTACTGATGAGAGCGGGGGAACTCAACGAGAAGATCGACATCAAGCGCGTCACGCGTAGCGTCAACGACTACGGTGACGTCATCGATGCCGCTACCACCTGGAAGGAGGGTATCCGCTGTCGGGTTATGCACCTGGGCACACCCTCTGCTGGGGCTAGCGAGTTCAGTGACGATGATCAGACGGTGGCCGAGATGAAGGCTGAGTTCCGTTGCCGCTATATCAGCGGCCTTCGCTTTGACGACATCGTCGTTTGGAACGGTGCCGAGTTCGATATCTATTCCATCATCCCCATTGGGAGGCGCGAGGGCATGAATGTCCGTGGCCGCTTCCGCGACAATGAGGGAACAGTACCTACCACCTGATGCCGACATTCGTAGGAAAGGGAGGTAGCTTCCGCGTACAGATGGAGATCGAAGGTATCGACAGGAACGATGTGTTCCCTCGTGCTGTCCGCAGGATGAAGAAGATTAAGGACCGTAAGAAGTACCTGAACCGTATCATCCGCAGATCTTTGGAGCCTATGCGTANGGATATGTCGAGCCTGGCACCTGTCGATACAGGGGCCTTGCGCGAGTCGTTCCGCATCCGCTCTATCAGCAAGACGCCACCCAATGTATGGGCTTGGCGCGTAGGTGGAGTGAGCGGCGAAGGCGTAGGCGTAGGTGGCTTGTCGTATTCTCTGGCTGGGTGGCGCGACCACTGGGCGGAACTGGGTACGGTGAACCACGAACCTACACCGCACATCGCGCCAGCCATCAGCCAAAACGTGGCTGAGGTGAGAAAGAATATAGACTACGAAATCTTACGTTTTCTAGACGACCTGCTTTACGGGAATCTGTAAGTGGGCGTACAAACCCCTTAAAAAAAACCATGGCACTACTTAATGCAAACTATATGGGGCTTTACGCCCTGTCTAAAGGATCGACAGATCCATTCACTATTGGCGTAGGAGCTNCATCTNCTGNCGCCATTTCCGATGCTTGGACTAAGAACGGTTCTACCACTGGCGACGCCATCTTGGTTGACTCTATTGATGACGTGTACAAAATTTCTGGCCAACCAGCTATTGCCAGTGTGACTAGCTCTTCCGCAGCATCTCCACAAGCCTTGAGCCTTTTGGCCGCAGCTACGAGCACGTCTCTCGACTTGAGCAATACGGTCAATGAAGTCGTGGCTCGTGACGGCTCGTGCGGAAGCGAGACATTTATCGTTTCGGGAGCGCAGAGCTGGACCCTGTCTGCTGATGGTCTTATCCAAACTGGCGGTGTCGCTGGCTATGGAGCTATGAACTTGATGGACTACGCCCGTGCTGGCGAGTACGTCTTCGTGCGCTTCGTACTCAACAACGCGGCTATGGATGATGCCACCGACAATGACGAGAACGTAAGCTACCTCGGTCAGGCGTTGATCGAAAGCGTCAGCCTCTCCGGCGGCTTCGATGAGACATCTACTTACAGCGTGAGCTTGAGCGGATACGGAAAGCTTTACAAATACCAAGCATAACATAACACCATGTCAGTACTTAACGCAAACTGCCTCGCTATCTACTTTCATGGTAGCGGGAGCGAAAACAAATACACGGTCCTTAACGACTACGATAGTATCGATACTGCTGAAGTTGGCGTCACCGCCGATGTCTCAGACAACCTTATCGTTGCCACCAACAATTCCACGTTCCTAGGCTTCGGGTCTATCGTGGCTGCAACAGACACGTTTACTGAGACTGCACTCACCCTGGCCGCAGCAGCTACTACTAGCACCATCGACTTCAGCAACACCGTTGAAGACGTAGCTCGCGACGGATCGGGAGGCACGCTCCAGCAGAGCGACAACTCCTGGACGGTCTCGTGCGACGGCCTCGTGAAGGCTACCAACGATACGGGCGAGGACTTCCTCGACTTGGCTCGCGACGGCAAGTACGTCATCGTGAAGTTCGATGTCGACGACCTCTCATACGTGGGTCAGGCTCTGATCGATAACGTGAGCATCACGGGTAACGTAGACGA